GTGGCGCTGATACTCTGCTTGACCTTCTTGGCGGCAGGGAAGATGCCGCAGTTGCTGAATACAAGAAGCAACTCGGCGAACTGAAGGAGTTGCGGAAAGACATCAGAAACGCATTGGCGAAAAAGGCTGAAATCTTGGGGGTCAAATGAGTTTGTTCCAAGAGGCATACGACCTCACACAGCGTTTCGGAGAAGGGCCGACGCTCGTTCGCCGCATCACGGAAACGAACGATATATCGTTCACCACACCGGGCGGCCTCGCGGCGTTTTTCCAAATTTCTATCGGCTCCCAGTACAACGGAATGTACTGCGTTGAGCTGCAGGAAACGGAGGAGGAAACAGATCCAGACGCGCAGGTTTTCACAAGGACTCTCGTTGCCACGTACCGGCCAGAAGACAACTCCGAAGACCCGCTCAATCGGCCAGACATTTGGACGTTTCAGACTCAAGGTGCAAGCGTCCCCGCGTTTTTTTACTTTGACGGCAGCACCATGAAACCGATGACCAACAGCGCTGGAGATTGGCTGCGAGGTCCGCAGGTTGATGAAGCACAGACGAAGGTGCTCATCAAGGGCAATCGGGCAACGTTCCCTTCAGCAATCGCCACGGCGATCACCAACTCCGTGAACGCGAGCCCTTACCTTGGCGCAACGGCCGGAAGCTGGAAATGCCAAGGCATCAGCGGGCAGCAGAAATACGAAGAGATAAACGGCGTGATAGTTGGGTTCTGGGAAGTGACGGTTGAACTGCTGTTTCGACAGACAGGGTGGAACCTCTTGATACCGGACGTTGGCTACAACTTCATCGAGGCTGGAGTCCGCAAGAGGGCCACCGTCAAAACAAAGGACGAGACCGGCGTTGAAGTCGACATTGCGTCGGCAGAGGTTGTAGCCCTAAACGGGTCGGGCGGCATGGCGACAGGAGACCCACCTGTACCTGCCATCCTCACCCGCCGCGTCTATCGAGAAGTAGAGTTTTCCGGTTACTTCGGGGCACCACCAAACTAGGGGGAACTGATGTCAGACGTTAGGTATTCGATTCTTGTGAACGCCGCAAAGGGGCCGTTTTCGCAGACGTTTGCTGCCAGCGGAAAAACCGCCGACATTGCAACTGCGGGGATGATGTCCGTAACTCTTAGCCTTGGGACGACGCCTACGGCTATCAGCACCGCGACGATGAACACCCTTGGTTTTTGTTTTGCTCAGTCGCTCGCATCGGTCGTAACGCATACGGTTTCATTTGGCAGGCTTGAGGGCACCAACCTTTACTCTGCTGTTCAAATGAAGGGCGGAGACGCCGCTTTCCTTCGTCTTGCACCGGGTAATTACGGCGCAGCCGCAGCAGTTTCAGGTACGCGGCTGATTCTTAATATCCTTGAGGATTAAATGGCGGAATCAGATGCCATTTCGTTTACCAGGTCTGCAGCCAATCGGATCGCCGATGCCGTCCTAGTTGTCGAGAACCAGGTCCGTGATGGCGGCAATCTGGACTTCGGTTCCCCCGGCCCTGCCGGGCCGCGCCGCGTCTTCCGCGTCTGCACCTTCACGGGCGCGTGGGCGAAGACTTCTATCAAGACGGTGACGTTCCGCAACCAGACGACGACGCCGAACACGGTGAGCGCTACGAATCTTTTTGCCGCTATCGCAGGCGTGACTGCAACCAGCACTTCAAGGGCGTGTGCGATTGCCAAGGACGGCACAGCGTGGTATCTGATCGCTGCGGAGTGCTAGATGCTCGACCTTCTCGCCGCTATCTCGTCAGTCGATCCACCCTCACTGTTGGCGTGGCTGATTCTCGCGTTCGCCGCCAGCGGCTACCCGCTCGGCATCATGCTCGGGTCGAGCTGCTCGCCGTGTTGCAACGCGCCATGCACCCAATGCACCGAAGGCGAATTGCCGGAAACGCTCACGGTCACGTTTAGCGGCCTGCAAGACCAAACGCCCGGCCCCGATCTCTGCCTGCTGACGTTTTCTGCTCCATACGGCGGTGGTGCGGTTGGAAAGGTCACTGCCCCCGGTGGTTATCCAGACACGGACAAGGGGCCGATCACTGCCGTGAACCTGACGAACGGCGGAAGCGGTTACGCCAAGCTCGGCAGGGTTGCCCCGACGATCACGGCATCCGGCGGCAGCGGCACGGGGGCGACGTTCTCTGTGTCGGCCACTTCCGCGAACGACGCGAACGGCATCCCGTCATGGAGCGTCACGGGCGTAACGGTCACAGGCACAACGAGCGGATACGCTGACGGCGACCAGATCACGTTCAGCGTGGCGGCAGGCGACACCGAAGAGCAGGCGGCGGCTGCCACGATCAACACGACTCGAACAGCTCCGACGCTATCCGCAAGTGTGGCCAGCGATGCCGGGACGGGAGCGACGTTGTCCGTGACGCTTACGCAAACAACCGACTACGACGGCCGCGCCGTATGGAACGTGTCTGGCATCACGGCGACCAGCGGCGGCGGCGACTACGTTGTTGGCGATCCTGTTTCCGTCACGGTCACAGACGGGCAGGAAACGTATTACAGCTACTTCTCTGCGTCTGTATCGTCTGTCGATGGCGACGGGGCTATCACAGGAGTCACAATTGATTACGGTGGCGAATATTTCAAGGACAGCGGCGTTATCACTGGCGTGACCGTCGACGCTGGCGGCACGTATTACCGCGAGGATGCCAGCGAGTCACCCTATGTGGCGACAGTCACAGTCGGCGTGACCCAGACCGCGCCGAGCGCAGGAACCGGGGCAACACTAACGGCCACAGTTGAGGACGACACGGCCAGTGCCAACTTCGGCAAGATCACGGCGATTGCCATCACCAACGGCGGAACCAACTACCTCGCGTGGGAGTGGCGAAACACGAAGTGCTGCGGGGATTACTACAACGGATTGAGTGTTGTGGTGAAGCGGTTGAATTACGGAGACGGCAACGCCTGCCGATACGAGCACCGCATGTGCGGCGTTGGAAACATGACCAGCAATGTCGGGCGCGTCCAAGTTCTTTATAACGGGCCGACGACGCGACCGTACATCACGCTTCAATCTGAGATTCTTTCAGGCACCTCTAGCAGCATTTGCAATACAACATTCACAGCCATCGGCAACGTGACCAACTGCTCCGAATGGTCTGGCGTGTCGTTTTCGGCTAGCGGCGGCAGCACGGCGACCGTCTCGGCTGGGGGGGAGTACGACGCGACCTACAAAAACCCAGGCGGGCGTTCATGTTTTATTTGTTGCAAGGGTAATGAACCCGTGCCTAGCGAGGTGGAAATAGACATTACGTCGCAAGATGCCAATGCGCCAGGGCAAGGCGTCTACGTTCGCCCCGTGCTGAGTATAAATTCCGGCCCTTCTAACCTCGTCTGGGGAAATTCTTTTTTTGGAGGCCAGCTTGGTGTGTCCGCTGATATGCGTTTGTGTGCAAGTCAAACTTCCAGCGGGTTTTTTCCAAGTGACTGCGGAGACAACTGTCACAAAAAGTGCAGCGTTGCCGTGGACTTCTCCCCTGAAGGCGTTTCTGGATCGCGCTATTGGACTTCCAATTATCCGTTAGGCGTTGGGGCTGACTGCGAATGTAAGGACACGCCTTTGTGCAATCCATTCGGAAACTACACGCTGTGTAACTCAGTAAACCCATCCGATTGCCCATACACCGTAACAATCAATGCCCCTCTGTGACTTCTCCAATCCGGCGCAGACCTGCCCGGCCTGCGGCTACGTCGCCCGGCGGCTGCCCACCCACCGCGAATGCCGCCCCTTGCCGGAAAAGGCGTGGCGACCCGTGCCGATTGGCGACCTTGTAGAAAAGGGGCTGACCGCCATCGGCATTACGAAGGATCGCGTCGAGGCTCTGACTCGCACGGCTGGCAAGCCGGGCGGATGCGGCTGCGCCGGTCGCCAGAAGTGGTTAAACGAGGTGGGCAATAAGGTGCAGACCGACGCACGGAATGCGTTGATCGCGGCCAAGAAGTTCTACGTCGGAGATTGACACGCCCGCTACGGTGGACGGCGAAAGGATCACGCCGGATGCCACGCAAGCCGCCACCGCCGAAGGCAGCGACGAAGCCTGAGTTCGACGCTTCGCCGTTGGACGAGGAAGACGACGCACCCGCTGGCGGCGGCATCCCCGATGACGATGGCATGGTGTACCTGCGGCGCTCGAAGCCCAAGCCGAAAGGAAAGCCTCGTGGCAAAGGGAAAGACAAGCCTGCTTGATGACGTGCTGTCGCGTGCGTCGAACGGAAAGCCCGGCTTCCGAACATGGTTCGACAGGCTGCCCGCTGACGCTCAATCGGAACTGTCTGCGGTGCGTGAGGCTTTCAATACAAACACCCACCAGACGCGGGCCTACGCTCTGGCAATCATGGAGGCGGCCAAGGAACGCAACTGGGAAACCGGTGGCGTCCAGGCTGTAATCGCATGGCTACGAAAAAGACGCTAGCCGCCAGCGTGGCCGCGAAACTCCCGCCACCGAAACCCGCTGCCGACGCGGAGCAGGTGACACAGCGGCAGGACGGCGACACGCTCGAAGCACGTAGCACGTCGCGGCGAATCAAGACTGTCGAGGATCTGCTGCGGCACATCGAAGCGGATATGACACGCTTTGAGATTGCCGCCAGCGAAGCGACGAAATGGGAATGCGGCGACGGCGACGGCGGGAGCATCGAGTTGCACCGCGTGTTCGTGCGGCTCAAGCCGCGCGGCGGGCCGACGACGATTGAGTGTGTCGAGGCGATGATCGCGGCGGCGAAGAAGGAACTGCGGCGTATACCGAAAAAGGGATACGCGAAGCCGAAGCGGCGGGAGGGGTTGCTGCAACTGCTCGTTGTCGCCGACTGTCATTTCGGTAAATACGCATGGCAGAAAACGACCGGCGGCGACGACTACGATCTCGACATTGCCGAGCAGCTCGTGGGCCAGGCCGGCAGCGAACTGCTGGCGGTGGGAGATTCCCACAAGCCCACTCGCAGGACGATTGCGTTCTTGGGCGATCTCTTCCACTACGACACGCCTAGCGGCACCACGACATCGGGCACACCGCTAGAGCGTGACGGGCGGTTGCAGAAGATGATTCAAGTGGGCTGTGACTCGTTGCTGGCGATTGTCGAGCGATCAGCGGAGACGGTGCCCACCGACGTGATCGTGGTCAACGGCAACCATGACGAGGTACTGACGTGGACGTTTCAACGGATCTTGCTTGAGCGGTTCCGCAACTCGAAGAGAGTGAGTGTCAAAGCCGACTTCACCGGCAGGCAGTATTACCGGCACGGAAAAAACCTACTCGCCTTTGTTCACGGTCACAGGGCAAAGCGTCGATTGCCGCAAATTATGGCACTGGAAGCCGCGCAGCACTGGAGCGAGTGCCCCTACCGCGAATGGCACACGGGCCACTTTCATTCGCAGGCTGCGGAATGGCAGCGACCGATTGAAACGCTGGACGGCGTGATTGTGCGAACCGCACCGGCTCTTTGCCCGCCGGATGATTGGCACAGCGTCAACGGATTCATCGGCGCTAGACAAGCAATGGAGACTTTCCTTTACCAGCCGGATGGCGGGCTCACCGCCATGCACGTTGCAGCACCAAAGGGAAAGACATGAACACACTCGAACTTGAAAACGCCGCACTGCGGAACGCGGTTGAGGAACGGATGGCGGGTTGCTGCGAAGGGCAGCGATGCGAGCCGAAAACAGGTTGGCAAGCGGCCACCCAGGCCAGCGCGGAGAAGTACGCCCAGCGATTCACCGGCGACGGGCTGCTAACGCCAGAGGCACACCCGACATCGCAGCGTTTCTTTGACCTCTGCGACTCGCTGAAAGAAATGCACAAAAACAAAAGTCATGACTACGGTTGCCCGTCTGGTACAGATCCCTTGGCGAACATCCGCAACGGCGCGAAGTTCGTCGGCATCCCAGCGTGGAAGGGTGCAATGGTGCGGTTGAGCGACAAGGTCACGCGGCTGGCATCATTCAACGCGACCGGCCGGCTGCACAACGAGGGCGTGGTCGATAATTTGCTCGACCTTGCTTCGTATTCGCTGCTTGCCCTGCTGCTTTTCCAAGAGGAACAAGATGATATTGATGAGTGAGGAATACCTCGAGGAGTGCGAGCAGCGTGCCCGTGCGTTCAGCGGTGCTTATACCGGCACGAGCGGGACGCTTGCGGCCATGGTGCTGCACTGCGTCGCCGAGGTGCGGCGGCTGCAGGGAGTGCTGGCCGTGACGATCGCCCAACGTGACGAACGACCGGAGTTGTCGCGGATACGCGGAGACTGAGCCGGACGGCGGGTCGAGCCCCGAGGTTTTTCCCTTCCCCCTCGGGGCTCCTCGCTGTCAGGTTGCGGGTTTGTCTGGCCCGTCGAGGTCGAGGGGCGGGAGAAAGTCCAGCGCCGACTTTCGCCCGGTTATGTCCTCGTCGTAATAGTGGTCGCCCATTTCCTCCGAGCTGTGACCCAGCGTGTCCTTTGCCGATTGGCCGGCCCTCTTCAGATAACTTGCGGTGCTTTTTCTAATCGAATGGAAGGGCAGATACGGCACCTGGGCTACGCGGCAGAGCACCCGCAGAGACGGGTAGACCGACAACGGCTCCCTGTCCTTATTCCAAGCCCATACAAGCTCGCCTGCGGCCCCCTTCTGAGCGGCTAACATACGAGCCAGATCGGGCGTGATCGCCCGTGTAATGGTCTCCCGGTGGCCCTTGCGCGTGGCGGCGAGGAACGTGAGCGTGTGTCGCTCAAAATCGACCTCACCCCACCGGATCTGCAGGATCGCACCGATCCTCTCGCCCGTCTGCCAGAGCGCCATCAGTTTGGTCGTCCAATACCAAGCCGCCGGCTTGCCGCAGATATGCCCCTTGCGGTGTCTGGCCGCCCGAACCAGCGACGACAACTGCTCGATGGTGAACGCCTTGGGCCGCGGCTTGGGGACTCGAGGGCGGGCGTAATCGGGGAACTCGATCAGTTCACCGTCGGCCCTCTTCATCCGTTTCTTGGCGCACCAATTCCACAATGTTCTCAGGTGGGCAGAATCTTTGGCGAGGCTGGCCGGCGAGATCAGCCCCCGTCGCGGGTCGTGAACCGTCGTGGCCCGCCATCTCAAGAACTTGGCGATCGTCAGATCGTCGAGGTCGTCGACCGTCGCCTCGTGGCCCAGGTGATCCCGCAGGCGGTCGAGCGTCGATTCGTACATCACAACGCTCCTGTCGCTGAGGTTCCGCAACGGTGCAATTCTGTCTCTCAAAAGGTCTCGTAGCGTGATCATTTTTTTGTCCCTTAAAAACAGCGTTCACAGGTGAACAGTGTACATAACTACACCCCATCCGCTAAAACAATCGCCCCGAAAGGGGCTGTCGGATAGTGTACAGGGATTCGAGTAGGATAGGCAAAGGGGCGGTCGGTTTGACCCGATTGCCGCTGTCGGTAGAATAGAGGCATGATTGCTATGCTAAAAGAGCCGAGCCGGACCCTTATTTCGTGCCGCGAAGCCGCTGAAATCCTCGGCTGCACCATGGGCAGGATCCGTCAGTTGGCACGCAATAAGCAGGTCTGGTCGAAGCGGCATGGCGCACGGAGCCTTGTGCTCGACCGCGACGAGCTCAAGCGGCTGGCGTCCCTGCGGCAGAAGGCTCGAGACGCCGGGGCCATGCCCGGCCCGCCCGCCGGCGGCTTTTCGCCAGACACCTGACCCCCGGTTTCGCACTTCCCAAAGTGTCCGACAAGGGCGGGAACCCCGGTTTCCTCCGAGAAAGTCCAGTTTCTTGTTTTTTTCTTATGCCAGTTGACACGTTCTACCGATATCGGTAGAGTAAGGACATGACGACCAACGACACCAACACCGGAGACAAGAACATGAACGCCAAAATCAACAACGCTGACTTTGCCGCCGCCAAGAAAGCCGTCAAGAAGAACGGCGTTGCCGACACCAGCTGCGCCCACCGGATCGCCATTGAAACTCTGCGAGATCGCTGCCCGAGGGCTGACGACACGCTGCTGGCTGACATGGGATGGCAGGTTGTGATGTGTGCCCGCTAGCCACAACTCCACCCGGCGGCAACTTCGCCGCCGGGCAACACGACCACGAACGAAGGAACGCAACGATGACCACCGCAACCCTCACCGCCCGAATCGAAGAGCTCACCGACGATCAGATCCGCGACGTGATGTGCGGGCTGATGAATGACTTTCGCCCAGATGCCGACACCGTGTTCGCCGCCTGCATGGCGACCGCTCAGGCCCGCATGGAGTCGGCCAAGTTCATCGCCCTCTGCCAAGCACTCGAGTCCGCAGCCTGACCCGAACAAGGTGGGGCCACCCGGCCAGCCGACAGCCGCGAAACGGGTGGCATTTCACACAAGGAATCAAGCAATGACCATGACTAGCACGATCGACGCCGACCTCGCTGCCCTCCTCGAGCACGGTGCCGCTGTGGTCAAGGTGGCCCGCGGCGACAAGCGGCCGCTCGGCAACGCGTGGAACACGCTCGCCACCACAATCGCCGACGTGATCGGCGAGTGGCTTGACCAGGGCTACAACCTTGGCATCCTGCTTGGGCATGGCAACCTCATCGACGTGGAGTATGACGACGCCGCTGGCCGGCAGTGGCTTGCCGACCGCGGGCTCCTAGACATTGAGACGCCGACCTGGGCTTCTGGCCGCGGCGAGCACAGGCTGTTTCGCCTCGCTGGCGATCTCCCGCCGTGCGGTTGGCGAAAGTTCGGCGGTGCCGAGATCCGCATCGGTGGCAAGCCCGCCCAATCCGTACTGCCGCCCAGCACGCACCCCAGCGGCAGACCGTACTCGTGGCTCGTTTCGCCCCAGCAGTGCAGCCCGGCGATTGTCTCGCTGTCTGGCTTGGGGCTCTGACCAATCCCGTCAAGGAGGACGACATGAAACGCAACTGGAACGCCGCTTTGCAATCGCTGGTACTGATCCGCATGGGGCAGGAGCTCGGAACCGACTCCGACCTTGCCCAAGCCATTGCCCACAGCATCGATTTTGTTCTGGGCACACTCGCCCGTTTTTTGGGTTGACACGTTCTACCGACATCGATACTGTACTGCCGATCGCGGCATAACCCACCGCGAGCAAAATAACCCGCGCCTAGAAAGTTTGTACACCACCCCTTGACGATGACCTGCACGCCCGTACATTACGCCCCACACTTGAAGGAACCACCCAAATGAGCCCCCACGAAAACGAATACGCCGGTGCCGTTGCCGGAATGCAGGACACCTACGGAATTGCAGCTTCGGCCCCAACCATTGGCGACTTTGTCAGCGGCATCACCAAGGGCAAGCACTGGTCGGGACACGTCGAGTGGTACAGCGACGACGGCAAGACCGTCGTTGTGAACGTCGACCACTCGTGGGTCACGGTGCCGACCGCAGACATCACGCACTGAACAGGAGCCCGGTGGAACCGGGATTGCCCAGGAAGGGATTGCCCCGGCAAGGCAGGACGCGGAGTCGGGATTTTTACAGGACGAAAACAAAAACGAAGGGACACGTGGCACATGAATACTCTGATTTTTTGGCTGTTTTTGGGGCTTGTCGGCATGGCGGTTTCGATCCGCAAGGCAAAGCGGTCGGCAACCAAACTGCGACTGCTGCTCACCGGCCCGAGCGGGAGCGGCAAGACCTGGGGAGCGTTGCAAATCTCCAAGGGAATCGGCGGGCAGACGGTGGTGATCGACACCGAGGAGGGCTCAAGCGACCTCTACGACCACCTGCATGATTTCAGCGTCATCGACTTGAAGCCGCCGTACACGCCCGAGCGGTACATCGAGGCGATCACCGCGGCCGAGGAGGCCGGGTACGAAGTGATAATCATCGACAGCGTGACCCACTGTTGGAGCGGCACGGGCGGCTGCTTGGAACTGCTTGAGGACATTGCGAAAGCGGAGTTCCGCGGCAACACGTGGTCCGCGTGGAGCGTGATCACGCCGCGGTGGCGGAAGTTCGTCGACAAGATCCAGCACTCGCCGGCCCACGTCATCTGCACCGGGCGGTCGAAAACTGAAACGGCGCAGGCAGAGGGGGCCGGCGGCAAGAAACGGGTTGAACGCCTGGGCATGAAGCTCGAAGCCCGCGACGGGCTCGAGTACGAGTTCACCTGCTGCCTCGATCTGATCCACAACGGCCACTACGCGACCGTTTCAAAGGACCGCACGGGGCTTTTCTCTGGCGATCCGAAGCCGATCACGGTGGACACGGGGGCGAAGATCGCAGCGTGGCTTGCCGGCGGTCAAGAGATTGAGACACCCCGTCTCAAGACCGAGCCGGCGATCGACACCGGCAAGCTGATCGAGGACACGAGCAGGGCTATCGCCACGGCGGGCCTGCCCAGCCTTGAGCGGCTACGGCCCAAGGTCGCGAACAAGGTGACAGCGGGCGACCTGACCGAGAGCCAGGGCAACCTGCTGCTCGATCAGATCGACGCCCGTATCGAAGCACTCGCTGGTGAGGAGGCGACCGCGTGACCCAGCCACGAAGCACGTTTGAGCAGAACGAATACGAGTTAAGGCATTCACAGAACGATCCCTACATCAACAAGTTCAAGAGGACACCACCCATGCAATTCGCGATCCAAGACAACCCGCAGACTGAGACGCTCGAGCGGCCGATCGTGCCCGTCGGCACGCGCACCATGTCGATCCTCGCCGCGGAGGAAGGGCCGAACGAATACAAGATCAGTGACGAAAACCCGGACGGGCAGTGCCTGAAACTGCGGCTGACCGATGCAAGCGGCGGATTCAAGTTCATTTTCGACGACATCCCGAAGCACTTGGGGTGGCGGGCGCAGCAACTGGCCCAGGCGGTCGGCATCATCCCCGTTGGCAGCACCTTGGCGATCGTTCCCGACGAACTGATCGGGCGGCACCTGCTGGTCGAGGTGTCGCACTACACGTCGAAGGCCGGCAAGGTCAGCGCCGTGGTCAAGAAATATTTGCCCATGGAGCCGGGAAAGCTCCCGAAGGCTGAGCGGGTTGCGTCGGTGCCGCGTCAGACGGCGGCGCAGAAGGTGACGGCGACGCTGCCCGATGACGAGATCCCTTTCTGACCAAAACAGCCCGCCGCGGTGGCGTCGCCACAGCGCCGCCGCGGCTGGTTTCCCGCACATAGTGTGAGCGTGGGCCTCATCCCCCACGTGGCGACTGCGCAAGTCGGTCGGCGGGAACTGCGATTCAACAGAAAGAAAGGACACCATGAAGCCACAACTGAAAAAATTCTCCGAAATTGCCCCGCAATACCTTGCCGAGCGGTCGGTTACGGCCAACTACGGGAAGAATGTGCTGCGAATCGCCAACCGTGCCGGCGGGATTTCGGTGGAACTGCTTAACCAGTTCCTCGCGAAACGATCCGTCGAGGTCAGCGGCATCACGACCCGTGCTGAGCGTGGCATCCTGCTCACGCTCTGGAACTGGGGGTACGACCGCAGCCTGCTTGATGCGGCTCCGCGTGGCATCAACCGCGTGAAGGCCCGCAAAGCCCCGACGAAGGCGTGGACGGTCCCGCAACTGCGGCTGGCGATCGAGGCGGCACAGGCGAAGCGAGGCACCAAGCTCCGCAGCGGGGCCGACCTGGGCGAGTTCCTGCTGTGCTGGATTCTCGTGGGCTACGAGACCGGTGCCCGGTTCGGCGACATCATGTCGTTCGGTCGCGACCACCTCGACAGCGACACGCTGGCGTGGACGCAAAGCAAGACGGGTGACGCGATCACGCGGACGCTCACCCCGGCCTGCCTCGACTCGATCGACGCGATGCTCAAGGTCTCCCGTGACGGCAGCATTCTTGGCTGGGTGACACGCCGACGGCAGGCCCAGCGGCACATGCGCGACCTGCTCGACAGCCTCGGGATCGGCGGCAGTTCGAAGTGGCTGAGGCGCAGCGGGGCGACACACTGCGAGATGGTCAAAGCGGGCAGCGGCCGGCTCCACCTGGGCCACCGATCGCCTGCACTTTTCGACCAAGCCTATTGCGATTTTTCCCAACTGCGGACGAAGACGCCGCGAACCCCGCCCCTCGTCTAAGGAGAGACAGGCATGGATGCCTTGGATGATTTGCCGCTGTTTCGCCGCACCGACCCGGTCACGTCGCGGCTTGCGGCTGACGAGACAAAGACGTTCCGCAGCCAGCACCACGGGCAGATCCTCGAGGCGCTCGCGGCCGGGCCGGCTGGGGCCAGCGGCATCGCGGCACGGTGCGGGCTGTTGCCGCACCAAGTCAACCGGAGGATTCACGAGCTCGCCAAGGCGGGCAGCATCGTCGAGACGGGGACGCTCGTCTTGAGCGACAGCGGGCGGCGGGAACGGGAATGGAAAGCAACGTCGTGACTGCCACGCGAGTGGCGACGGCATGTGTGGTGGAAGGAATGAAAGGAGGCGGCCATGCGGCTGCTAAAGACTGAGAATAGGAAAATTGGCGTAGACGAACTGAACATTTCTGACGCTTACCAAAGGACGATTATTTCGGCCCGAGTGAACAGAATCGCAAGCAACCTAGACCAAGACGCATTTGGTTCGCTGACGGTCGGAGAGCGGCGAGACGGAACTTACTGGGTTGTTGACGGAATGCAGAGGCTTACGGCGGCCAGAAAGCTGGGCATAGGCATGGTTCCGTGCGACGTGTTTCAGTCGGACGGACAGGAGCACGAGGCCCGTGTGTTTCGTCTCAAGAATAAGGAGCGCACTAACGTTTCGGCGGGAGCGCTGTTCAATGCTCAGCTAACTGAGGGCGATGCGCAAACGTGCGACATCGTAGGCGTCGTCGGCCGTGCTGGGCTGAAGGTGCGAGTGCGAGAAGACGGCGGATGTGGGTGGCCATATATCAAGGCCGTAAAAGCGCTGGAGCGGTCGTATCAGCGAATCGGATCTGACGGCCTGCTGGATTGCCTTGGGATTCTCTGCGAGGTGTGGCCTGGCGAGGATGGCGCACTGCAAGGCGAGATGATTGAAGGCATGTCGATCTTCATTAAGAAGAATCAGGATTTTGACCGCAAGAAGCTTGTGGAAAAGCTGCGAGTGAAGGCTGTTTCTTCAGTAATCCGCGCTGCGGACGCCACGTTCAAGCTGGAGAGAGAAAGGTCGTCTGGGCACTACGGCCGAGCGGCTGCGACGTGCGACGCAATTTCCTCGCTTTACTACAGAGGGTCGCGAAAGAAAAAGGCTGCGGTTTAAGCACGGCCGCCCTCGCGATAGGCGCGACAGCCGCTTCGACGCGGCGGGGCGGAATGGAAAGGGAGGCAGCAATGGATTGCATAGACCACGACAGCCATTTGGTGCGCAAGGCGGCAGCCAATGGTGCCAGCCAGTTCACGTACCAGTGCCGCAAGTGCGGCAAGATCGACTACGAAAAGACAGGCAAGGGGCCGTGGGTTGCGAAACCTGCGACGGTGGATTGCGACTTGCTTCCCATGTGGGACGAGGAGCTACAGCAGGCCAGCGTGAACGCCGCTCGGTTGCAGGCTGAATCAGCTCGGCACGAGAAGGATTCCGCTTGGTGGGAAGCCTATGAAGACTATCTCGCGGCCGCGGCCTGGAGCGCTAGGCGGGCGAAGGCTCTAAAGCGCGACAACTACCTCTGCCAGGGCTGTCTTGAGTGCGTGGCTACCGAAGTGCACCACGAGACATACGACAGGCTTTTCAGCGAATTGATCTGCGATCTGGTTTCGCTGTGCCACGACTGCCATCGGACATGCCATCCATACAAGGACATGAAAGGACGCGAACTAAGTGGACACGCTATCGCAGTGCATTGATTTTCTCGGGGCCATCTTTGAGCCCGAAGACATCATCGAGTTTCGCCCGCTGCCGCCGTCTGCCGGCCGTAGATGGTCGCCGCTCTCCGAGATCCCCGACATCGTGGATTGGCTGCATCGGGTCAACGCCGACGAGCAACTCCGTGTCCACGCCTACTTTGGAGCGAACCCACGGAAAGAAAAGGGGGCTAGTCAGGCCGAGGGCGTGAAGCTGGCCCGCTGCTTGTTCGCGGACTTCGACGGCGGCATCGTGCTTGAGGACGCGTACGCCAGGATCAAGGCGGCGGGGTTGCCCTGGCCTACCGCGATCCTCGAAAGCGGCGGCGGTGTGCACGCGTGGTGGCGGCTCGACCAGCCGGTGACGGACGCCGACGCATGGCACGAACGAATGAAGGCGATTGCCGGGGCTCTGGGCTCTGACCAAAGCGTCTGCGATTGGCCGCGGATCATGCGGCTGCCCGGGTTCGTGAACTGGAAACACGAGCAGCGGCCGACGGCGGTGCTCAAGGATTGCGACCCGACACGTGTCTACCCGATGTCGCGTTTTGGCCGGCAGGCGGCGCAGTCGATTGTCGTGAAACCCAAGAGCATGAGCGAGTTGACCAGGAGGTTTTGCGAGGAAGGCTACGTCATGACCGCCGGCCGGCGGCAGACGATGTTCACGGTGGCCTGCGACCTAGCGGCTCGAGGCTGGGCCGTGTCGGAAGCAACCACGCTGATCATGCAGCGAATGCGATCGGTCGGGCTGCGGCAGGACGACCTTGATGATTGCCCGCGGCAGATCGCGAACGCGTGGAAGCGGCAGCGGCTCCCGGTGCTGGGGCCGGCGGAAGAGGCCCAGCCCGTGCAAGACGCCGAGGTTCAGACGCCCACGCCGACGCTGACCGACGCAATCGACGAATGGGCGAAGCAGGAAAAGACGCCCACGATCAAGACGGGCATCGAGTCGATCGACAAGCTCTTTGATGGCGGCATCCCGCTTGGGCAAATGACCGCACTGGCCGCGGCCCCCGGCGTGGGCAAGTCGGCCCTAGCGTTGCAACTCGTCCTGCAGTGTTTGATGCAAGACGAAAACCTCGTTGCTGCATGGTGCATGGGGGAGATGACACGCACGGCGCTTGCGGCCCGGGCGATCACGAACTGGGGCGGTCAGTCCTCTGGGCTCACGCTCCAAGACATCATCCGCAAGGACGGCGAGTCGCGAAGCATTGCCGCAAGCCTCGCCAACAAAGTCGGGAACCGGCTCAAGATTATTGACCAGCCGCTCAAGATTGACCGGATTGAACGGGCGGTCATTAAAGACAACGTGCAACTGCTGGTCGTGGACTACCTGCAGAAGTGCGACGCCGACCGGCACATTGAGGAGCCGACGAACAAGATCATCGAGGTTTTAAAGCGGCTCGGTGCTCTGATTACGACCCGGAATATTGCTCTGGTCATGGTGACGAACGTCGCAAAAGGCGTGGATCACAACACAGAAATCGGCAACATCGGAAAGCTGTCAAACCAGATCGACTACGACTCGGACAACCTGCTGTACGGCCAAAAGACTGAGGAAGTCGGGGCTGACGGCGAGATCAAGGTCGTCTGGCACTGCAAGAAACTTCGCCAGGGCGAGCCGCGCGACGTGGAGTTGTGGTTCCACGGCAAGTATCAGGCGTTCGAGGACACGGCCGTCGGCCCGATTGCCGAGTTCGCGAACTGGAGCCCGTGAGCATGGCCGACAAACCAAAACGAGAGTTTGGCGAGATGCGTCGCCGGCACGAGGCTTTGCTCCGCAGCGGCATGATGGCCCGGTTGGGCACTGATGCCCGCATGGTGGTCGCCTATGCCCTCTGCTTCGCCGACTACAGGCGTTGCACGTTCACCATGTCCGCGTCTGGGGCTGCCAAGGTAATGGCCGTACAGAGGACGTCCGTTCGTCGTGGCATCAACCGGCTGGTCGCCGAGCGGGTTTTGCTGGTCATCGCGTCCAGTTCCGGGGGCACCCGGGCGAAGTATGAGTTCGCCGACGTGGCGAGCGAGGGGTGGCACAAGGTGTGCCAGGGGGGTGGCACACAGTGTGCCAGGGGGGTGGCACAAGGTGTGCGCAAGGGTGGCACACAGTGTGCCAGGGGGGTGGCACAAGGTGTGCGCAAGGGTGGCACAAGGTGTGACCCCTATTCCTCTATACCCATAGAGTCTCCTAAGAGACTCCTATGGGTATCCGAGAAGCTGCCGGCCGGGTTGGCACCGGCCGACGCTTCTCGTGGCAAGCCCGGGGAGGGGCAAGCATCGTTCACAGACATCCGCGCGGATGCTCTGCAGGTTGCATCGGAAGAGACACTCACGGAGGAGGTTGAACATGACAGGGACGGCTGAACACACGACCACAGACACGCAGCGGGCGGTCTTCGCATTCGTGCGAGACCAAACCGCCGCGCAGGGGTACGGGCTGACGGTCCGAGAGATTTGCGTGAACTTCAAGTGGCGCAGCCCGAATGCCGCCTGGGGCCACCTGAAGGCTCTGAGCCGAGCGGGGCTGGTCACGTGGACCCCCGGGGTGGCGAGAACCATTCGCCCGTCAGGAGGTGCCCTATGACCGAGGACGCCCCCTACGAACTGCCGGCCCCCATGATGGTCGCGGACATGTGCGCCCTCCAAGCCTGGATGGATCACGTGGACGACGACTCGCGGCTGCTGCACGAGCAGTCCGCCGACACGATCCGATCGCTCATGCGGCGGTGCATGAAACTCGCCCAGGTCATCGAGCGAATGGAGGCCGGTCATGTCTCTTGAACAAATCGTTTGCGTTTCTCTCGGTTCGATTTTCCAAGTGGCGACGTTCGTCCTTGGGATTGCGGTAGGGATTTCCATAACTCGAAAGGATTCGAAAAATGACAACGGCAACAGCAGAACGAAAACGGCGGCGTACTGGCACGGGGATCACGTTGAGCGCCGCGGCACTTAGGAAGGCACTCCACGCGGTGAGCGCGGCGGTCTCCACGCGGAGCCCGAAGCCGGTCCTACTCAACGTCCTGCTCGCCAACGGCGGGCTGACGGGGACGGACCTCGAGCTGCAGGTCAATGCGGAGATCGCGTACACGGGCGACCCGATCTTGCTGCCGCATCACCGGCTGCAGGCGATTTTGACCGCGTGCCCCAAGGGCGAGGAGGTCATCCTCACCCCGGGCGAAACGACGTGCGTTGTGACGGTCGACGGGGCGACGTGGACGCTGCCGACCGAGGCGGCGAATGAGTTCCCGACGTGGGAGGCCGACGCGCCCAAGTCGGTCTGCCGGATTCCTGCCGACCAGTTCGCTCGGGCTGCCAAGTCGGTCATGTACGCGACAGACAACAAGTCGAGCCGGTTCGCGTTGGGTGGCGTCATGCTCGAGGTCGCTGACGGCGTGGTCACTTTTGTTGCCACCGACGGGAGGCGGCTGAGCGCCGCTGAGGTGGAGATCGACCAAGCGGTTGACGACTCCAAGACGCTGATCCCGCTGAAGGCTATGCAGGCGATTTTCACGGCGGCAGGCAAAAGCTCTGGGGCGGTGCAGATTGAGGCGACCGACAACGAGGTGGTCGCCACGATCGACGGCACGGTGATCACGGCGCGGCTGCTGTCGGGCAGGTTCCCTGCGTGGCGTGATAAAATCCTTCAGTTCGAGGAAGCACCGACGGCCGCGGTGATTTCGGAACTGCTGTCGGCGACGATGGCAGCGGCGATCGTGACGAGCGAGGCGTCAAAGGGGGTCGACTTCACGTTCGCTGAGAACGGGATCTGGCTCCACGGCAAGAGTGCGGAAGCGGGCGAGTCGAGCGTCACGTGTCCGATCATGGAGTTCGGGCACGGGTGTACGGTGAATCTCGACCCGCGATTCGTTGCGGACTTCCTTTCGAACTTGCCCCCGGACGGAGAGCCGACGGTGAGCCTGCACGTGAAGGACGCCGCGTCGGCCGTGGTGTTTCGGTGCGAGGATTTCACGGGCGTCGTGATGCCCTTGGCAAAGGACTAGCGTGGAACGAGAAGAACTGCGGACGCTCTGGCTTTCTGGGATGCACCTGAACGACCTTGCGAATTACTTCGGCGTGGCGAGAAGCACGGTGACGGCGGCGCGGAGGAAGTTTGGGATCGAGGATCGGGAGAACAAGTTTGGACGTGGGGACATCGACCCGACGCCTGACGAGCTTGAGCAGCGAAAGAAAGAAATCCGCGAGGCTCACTTTGCGTCGATGCGACAAAGCGGTTGAGCGGCGACGCGGGCAGTGCTGGGGTTTGTCCTGGCACTGCCCGCCGCTGTTGACACGCTCGCGACGATGGCGGCCATGTTCATCGCAGCCGAGTCACCGTTGACGCTTGAGCCCGAGGACGCCGAATACATGGCGGCGAACCTCTGCCGCATCGGGTCCGAGATGCAGCAAGAGTTTGTGCGGCTGGACGCCGAGACGCCGATGGTCGTGTTTTATGACGGCGACCCGATCGGCTGGGTGGCGACGCACACGTGGCGGGGCTTGCAGACGCTCGAGGGATTCGTGGCCCCCGAGTGGCGACGCAAGGGATTCTGCCGGATCGGAGCGTTGACCTTGCTTGCCACGAAGTATCTCGACCGGCGGCTGGCGATTGCGGTGTTTTCGCCTGAGTGCGTGACGCTCGCCCGCTCGCTGGGGTTTGCCGACGTGCGGGAGTTCCGCCGCAACCGATACGGCGATTGGGAGCCGGCCCCGGCTTGACCGACTTGCGACTGTGCCTGTCTGGTTCGTTTCACTTCACGGAGGATTTCCTATGCGTTTTGTTTTTGCTTTGCTGATTGCGTCGGTCGCCACGTTCGCCGTCGCTGACGGCACGGTGGTCGTTCGTCGCGGCGGTTCGGTGATCACGGCCCAGGACCACGCCGTCATCATTGCTCGCCGCGGGTCGCTGGTGCACAGCCAGTGCTCGACGACCGAGGGGATCGGTATGGGCAGTACGCCCGAGCAGGCCCGCCGGAACTGCTGCTACTTCGGTCGGAAGGTGATCCTCGAGGAAGGCATTGCCTACTCCCCGGTCACGCGCCGCTACTACGCGGTGATTCGCTACCGCTAGGCTGCAAGCCTGCTTGCCAAGCGTGTCAGAGTGGACACATGCGGTGGGCTCTGGTGTTAATCGTCTGGGCGGCGTCATCGGTCTTCGCAGGAACGACCGATGACGCCGTTCCCGACGCTCGCTACCGCGAGTACGCCCACGGGTTTGCCCCGTACACGCTGCGGATCGTGGGCAGGTCGATGGACGGGAACCCCGCCCTCGCGTCTGGCGTGGCGATTTCTGATCGCTGGGCACTGACCGCCGCCCACGTCGCCCACGACTTGACCGTGTGCACGGCCGGCGGCAAGGCGGTCGACCTGATCGCCGTGCACCCCCAGTGGCGTGGCGACGATCTTGGCTGGCACGACATCGCGGCGCTGCACGTCGGCGAGTCGTTCGGGCTGGCGTTCTATCCGCCGCTGTCCAAGGGTGGCGAGGCTGTGGGCGACGTGGTGCTCATGGCGGGCTACGGCGTCACGGGGCGACTGAGCACAGGGTATGTACGCGGAAGCCCCTCAGACGGGCTCCTGCGAGCCGGCACGGGCAAGGTGGTCCGACACGAGCGGGCGGTGGTCGTGCTGTGCCCCCGCCGGGGGCTGACGCCGCTGCCGTTCATGATCGCGCCGGGCGACTCGGGCGGCCCGATGTTCATCGGCGGCAAGCTCGCCGGTATCAACTCGTTCACGATGGCCGACCGCGGGCCGCTGAACAGCCGCGAAGGGGAAGAGACGGGGCACACCCGGGTGAGCCTCTACCTCGAGTGGATCGCCGCCGTCCAAGGTTTGACACCGGCCCGATAGTGGCGGGCATGAACCCCGACGCCGCCGCCGTGCTCGCCCAGGTCGTGCTCGCGATCCGCAGCCGACTGATTCATGGATCGTTGTCGCCGATCGTACGGCACGAACTCGAGACGCTCTTGCGGATCGCCACTGACGAGGCTGCTCACCGCGGGGTGCCTCTGCCATGAAGCCGATCACGTTTGCCGTCACTGGCGACCCGGTCCCGCAGCCCCGCGTTCGCGTCAGCACGCGCGGCGGGTTCGCGAGGGCGTACGTGCCCGGCAAGCACCAGATACACACCTACCGGCAGGCGATCGCCGCTGCGGCCGCAGCCGCCGGGGCCACGGCCACGGATGAGGAACCGCTCACGGTGATCCTCGACCTCGTGTTTTCCCGGCCGGCGTCGCACAAGAACAAATCCGGCCTGCGGAAGGGTGCCCCCGTGCAACCGAGGGCCGACGTGGACAACGTCGCCAAGGGAATCCTCGACTCGCTAAACGGCGTGGCGTGGGCGGACGATCGGCAGGTCGGCAAGCTCGTGGTCGAGAAGAGCTACGGAGAGGAGCCCCGCACGACGGTGCGGATTCAATGATGCCCGCTGAAATAACTTCCGCCGATAGTTTCGGCAAGGCGATCACCGCCACGATCCGAGCCTACGCATTTGAGAGCGTGCTCGAGGTGGGTTCGTTCGATGGGCTTGGGTCAACGCAGGTATTCATCGAGGCGCTGAGGCACGCGTCTGATCCCACGCTCGTCTGCCTCGAGGCGGACCCGTCGCGGTATCGGCAGTTGCTTGTGAACACGGCACAGCACCCGTGGGTCCGGTGCGTCTGTCAGTCGTCCATCTCGCTCGCTTCCTTGACCCTCCAGAACTTCGACCAAGACGTGTGGGAGTCGCCGTACAACGCCCTGCGTTATCCGCGGGAACTGGTTCACGGATGGTGGGTCGCCGGTCAGACGTTTCTTGAAGGCGTGCACGCCGGGTATCTGGAATCGCTCAACGAGACGTTCGACGTGGCACTGATCGACGGCGATGAGTTTGCCGGCTACGACGACTACCGGCTCGTCAAGGATCGAGTGCGGTGCTTGATGCTGGACGACGCGTTTCACGCCTTCAAGTGCCGGCGGGCACACTGCGAGCTTGCGGACGACCCCGCGTGGTCGCTCGTCTGGGCGGACGCCAACGTGCGGAATGGCGCTGCCATTTGGGTGCGCGATTGAAAATCTGCATTCTAGGCACCGCCAGCGACAGGACGCCGTGGGCCGACATCACGCTGCCGAACCGAGCCGAGTATTGCCGTCGCCACGGTTACACCATGAGCGTGATTTATGCGGCATATGAACACTCGAGTATTGAGCACTTGCGCCAGTTGTCCCGATTGCTGGGATTGTTTGACCTCGTATGGACACTGGGGATCGACTGCCTCATCACAGACATGACGCAGCGAATTGAGTGCGTCACCGACTTGGGTGATCACGTTACTGTCTGCGAGGAAGGGCTGGGTGCCCATACCCTGCTCAACAACGACTCGATGGTGTGGAGAAGTACAGACGAGTCTCGCGGGTTGGTGAACGAGTTAATCGCGGCTGAGCCTGAATGGAGTCGAATGAATTTCCTCTCGCAAGATTGGCTCATGTTCAATAGCGGACGTTTGGACTGTCTTGAGATTCTTCCTATGCGCACCTTGCAGTCGGTCCACCATCAGCAGACGTGCCACTGGCAGCCCGGCGACTTTGTGTACCACCCGTGCGGCGCGCCGCGTGACGAACGGTGTGAGATGCTGCGCCAAAAACTTGGTGAGGTGCGGCGTTGAACATCACGATCAGCGGATACAACCGGCCGGAATACCTTGACCAGACCTGTCAGGCAGTGTCGCGTTGCGTCGGCGTCTCGAGTTGCCGCGTGGTCGTGCTGCTCGACCCGTGCGAAGAAACGGAGCGGTCGAAAGAGATCGCCGACAAGTACGGGTTTGGCTGCCTGACGTTGAACTCGCACGCCGGGTGCAACGACGCGATCTACACGGCCATGCGGTACGGTTTTGAAATCATGCAGAGCGAGTTCCATCTGCATTTTGAAGACGACACGGTGCCGACCCGCGACGCGTTGCTGTGGTTCTCGTGGGCACGCGACCAGTACCGGCACGACCCGCACGTCATGACAGTGTCGGGCTACCAGCAGCAAAGCAATGGCCAGCCCGACCAGTGCGGCACCCGCCGGTGGTTCACCCCGTGGGGCTGGGGCACGTGGGCGAACCGATGGGTTGAGATCGCCCCGCAGTGGACGAGCAAAGACGGCCCCTCGTGGGACATCATCTTGAACAACGTGATCCGCGGCACCCGCTGGGAGGCGTTCCCGACGGTCAGCCGCATCCAGAACATCGGGGCCGAGAAGGGGACGCACGTCTCTGACCCTGAGTGGCACGCCCAGTACCACCACGTGCCGATCACCGCCGACGACCTGGGCGGCGTCCCCGTCCGCGACTTTGTGGAAACGGAGCCGCGACTGTGATCCTCCTAGTCGAGCGGTACATCCCGAGTGACGAGGCCCGACTTGCGGAGTTAACCGCAACGGCGGCAGAGAATGAACGGCTCGGCGTGTTTGAGGAGTTCCTCCCGCTGATGAATAGCGGCGACCGGCTGCGGTACGGGCAGGCGTTCCGCATGTGTGCGGATCGGTATCCCGGTCGTGTGTGCGTGCTCGCCAACGCCGACATCCGGTTTGACGAGACCGCTAGACTGCTGCCGTTCGCCGTGAAGTCGAATCGGCTGGTGACGCTTACGCGGTGGGAAAGCGATGCGACGCCCCGCATGATCGGCCATTACATGAACGAGCGTTTTTACTCCGGCTCGCAGGACGTGTGGGCATTTGTCGGCGGTGAGCTGGTCGGGATCGGCGACAGCATTCCGTTGGGATACATCGGCTGTGATCAGGCGATCCTCGGCGAGGCGATGCTCGCGGGCTACGAGGTGGTGAACCCAGCGTTGTCGATCAAGACGCGGCACGTGCACGCCGGCGGGCAGCGCGGCCTAGGCGAGTTGTCAGTCGCGGGAACCTACGCCTACCCGGAGTTGACGACCATGCACATGACGGGGTCGCTGGCGCACCACCCGTGGCCGCAGGAGGGAGCCGATGCCCAGCGTGACGCTTGACGAGATCGCCCGCCACCATCCCGACGTGCTGCTGCCGCCCGACGCAGAGTTCGCGGACGACTACCGCGACAAGGCCGCAGCCGGTCGCCGATTGGCAAAGGATGCGACCGTTGCTTTCGTTGCCATCTGCCGCAACGCGATGCCATGGCTGCCGCGGACGCTGGCGTTGGTCGAAGAGACCGGCGCGATGTTCCGCGAGTGGTCGGCCTTTGTCTTCGAAAACGATTCGGCTGACGATACGAAAGAGGTGCTCTCCGCGTGGCAGGACGGGCAGCAGCGGCACGCGAGCCTAAACACGAACGGCCGCCCGCACCTGAACTTCACGACGGAGCCCGTGCGGACGATCGCCCTCGCGGAGTACCGCACGCAGTGCCAGTGGTTCGTGCGGCATGGCAAGACGCCCGACTATGTGGTCGTGTTCGATACCGACCCGTGGGGCGGGTGGAGCGTGGACGGCGTGGCGAACTCTATCGCGTGGCTGGATGCAGACCGCGACCTGTACGGGCTGGCGTCGTACTCGTGGGGCGAGTGGGGTCCACCGATCGCCCCGCAGCCGATGGCGATCCATTACGACGCCTTTGCCGCTCGATTGAATCACTGGCGGCAGCGAGATCAGCAGTGGTTTTTCCAGTGGCACCCCCCGGTCGGCGCGCCGCCGGTGCCGTTCAACTCCGCGTTCGGGCAACTGGCGATTTACCGTGGCGATGCCTACCTCGCTGGTACGTATGGCGGCGACGATTGCGAGCACGTGACCTTTCACAAGAGCATCCACAAGGCGACGCGTCGCCGGCTTGCGTTAAACCCGTCCATGCGTTGCGTCTCGTTCTGGATTCCTGACGAGGCCAAGCATGGCGGCGGGTAACACAGCGACGATCGCGGTGACGGCGTTTCGCGCGCAGTGGGTCGCGCACGTGCCGATCCGTTCGCTGTGCCAGAACTTTTCCGTGACCCGCGACCAAGTGACCCGGCTGAAATTCGTCTGGCACCTGCCGCCGCGGCACGACCGCCGGCTGCGGGCGAAGCCCGAGCGGCAGGCACCGCCGACGCCCGAGGAGGCCGAAGCCTCGAAGGCCAGCCTGTCGCTGTCGCCGGCCATTGCTGCCCGCGTGACGTCCGTGCAGGCGACGTGGGACGACAGAACCCGGGGCGAGCGTTCGGTCGTGAAGCCGCCCGTGTTTCAAATGCGGCCCGTCCAGATCCCCGACGAAGCCCGAGACCTGTTCGACGACCTCAACCGGGAGTCGCAATGGTAAGCGAGAAAGACACGATCCACAGGCGAACCGTGATCGAGCACGGCAACCGGTACGTGTATCTCTACACCACCGACGCCAACGGCAAGGTGCTCGACGAGGAGGTCTTTACTCAGCCGTACCGGCTCGACCGGCAGGAGGTGCACGAGGAAGCGAAGGACATTTACGACATCGTCTACGACGCCTTGAACGAAGCAATCAACTTCCCGACTGCAAGTGCCGGGGATGACAGCCCTAACGTAGAGGAATAGGAGGACCGCCATGAACCACCCGACCTATTCCGCCACGCCCGAGGAGTACGCCGCGTACGGCGTCAACCTCAACTGGCTCGACCAGATCAAGTTGCTTTCCCAGTGGGCACCGCTCCTGTCCTACGCCCAGGCGTACGCACAGCAAAGCGATCCGTACAAGCGGTCGCTCGTGATCGCCGACGGCGTGGAGTGGGTGGCGTCAAAGACGCAGACCCAAGTCGACGACCAAGCGGTGCGGCTGATTGCCGACCTGCTCAAGACGCCGCAGGGCGAGGCGTTGATCCGGTGGTGCCTGCTCAAGGTCGAGGAGGCGAAGTGACAACCGATGCCATCATACGTGTCGTCGCCGTCTTGGCGGCAGTGGGTGTCGTCGCTGGCCCCTCGCTTGCCGCCCTGGCTTCAAAAGTCAAAGCCCACTGGGAAAACCGTCAGGTGGAAACCGGTGCTGAAAAAGTCGCAGCCGTGACCGGCAAGGATCTGCACATCGTGCTCGACCTTGCCACGCGGCTCAAGGCTGCCGGGTGCATGGCCGGCGTCGCCCTGTGCCAAGAACTCATCGACGTGATGCTCGGCAACGCGAAGGCAAAGAAATGAGTTGGCAGCGGCTCACGATCGCGGCTGTGCTTGGCTACGTGGCCGCGTTCGGCGTGCCGTCGATCACCGTCCCGTCCCTGCCCCGTGTCACCGTCGCTGACCCTACACCTGAGATGCAAACAAAAGTTTCCACTGTCGCCGCGTGCCTGAAGTCCGCGTCCCCTGTCGATCGTGCCGTGTGGGCGAGCACGTGGGAAAAGGCAGCGATCGTCGTGGCCGGCGATGCCGTCGGCACCGAGGTGGTGTTCACCGACACAAGATCCCTGCGGGGATTCACTGTGCTGGCCCTCGACATCGCATGGCGGCGGCTGGGCGGCAATGCCCCCGGCAAGTATCCCGGCTTGCGGGAAGCGGTCGAGAAGGTGCTGGGCGAGACGGTGGGGCTCGAGGTCGTGCCCGTGACGCCAGAGCTTCGCCGGTCCTACGGAGATGCGTGCCGGGCGATTGCGTGGGCCGGCGTCAACGGAGGCTGAGATGCAGGGCCACGCCTTCGGATACGATCCCGACCCGCACGGTGCCGCCGCGTTCGTCGCGACGCTGGCACACCCGACGCTCGCCCAAGCGGGGCCGGATCTCGCCACCGACGAGACGACCGAAGTCTTTCTCTACGAGGCGTTGCTCAAGTGCAGCCCGGGTTGGCAGCGCGGCTCGCAAGGCTCCGTGGGTTCGTGCGTCGGGTGGGCCGCAAGTCTGTGCGTGGACATCCTCGCCGCGTGCGACATCGTGTACCGCAAGGAACCGGAGTCGTGGGGCGGTCGCACGATCGAGGCGAGCCTGTACGGGCTAAGCCGGGTCGAGAGTCGCGGGCAGCGATCAAATAACGGCGGCGACGGGAGCACGGGCTTCCACGCTGCAAAGGCGATCCGCGACTACGGGTGCCTGCACTACGGCGTCGACTACGGCGGCACGACGTTCGACGGGCACTCCTCCCAGCGGGAGCGGGATTGGGGCCGCAACGGATTGCCCGACGTGCTCGAGCCGTTCGCCAAGGAACGCCGGTGTTCCGAGACGACGCTCGTCACTTCGTTCAACGACGTGGCGAAGGCTGTCGGCAACGGGTACGCGTGCGTCGTCTGCTCGATGCAGGGGTTCAGCATGAGCCGCGACGACGAGGGATTCTGCCGCCCCGGTGGGAGTTGGCCGCACGCCATGTGCATAGCGGGAATCCGCTGGGGCAAGCGGCCCGGTGCTCTGATCATCAACTCGTGGGGCGCGAGCAACACGGTCGGCAAGCACTACCCGCACAACATCCCCGAGCCGGTTCGCGTGTCGAGCTTCTGGGCTGACGCGGACGTGATCGACCGCATGTGCCGCGGCGAGGACACCTACACGTACGCCGGGTACTCGGGGTTCAAGGCGACCAAGATCGACAACTGGACCGGGGGCATCCTGTGAAAACTGCGGCCCTCGTCACCGGGACGTTCCTGCTGTTCGCCGACGGCTGCGGCTCCCCGCCCGTGAACGACGCCGCGATCGTCGCAGACCTCGCGTGCGAGACCGCCCGCATGACCGTACGGCTGCGGAGCGAGATCGCCCCGACGCCGACGCCAGCCCCGAAGCCGGGCGTGTGTGGGAACTGTGCCGGCGCGGGGTACATCGGCGATGGAAATTCAATCCGCGTGCAATGCCCCATCTGCAAAGGCACCGGCAAGACGTGCACCGATGGGCGGTGCAAGAAATGAACCTGCCCGAACTCCAGCAGTACGTGTGGAAACGCTGCCCCCTGGGCAAGCACGTCATCGGCCGCGGCACGCTCGACGACCTCGTGCAGTTGACGGTTGAGAACTGGCAGGGGCAGTACCTCAACTACGCGGCGACCCCCGAGCAGAAGGCGATTGTGTGCGCCGCGATCGAGTCGTCAGTAAAACGCGGGCACCAGTTGGTGAGCGGCAAGGAACCGCGGGAATACGGGTTCATTTGGGCATTCGTGCTGCAAATTCTCGTCAGCGCCATCATCAAGATCCTGCTCGATTGGTGGCAGGAACGTGCAAGTAACCGGGTGTTTTTGCTTACGATGCAAGCGGAGCTAACCAAGTGACAGCAGACGAACTCAAGGCAAGCATGGTCGACACCCTCTTGCGGATCGCAGACCGCTTCGGCGTGCCGTGTGTGGTGTTGGCCGTGGTGCTGTACTGCGGACGCGAAGCGGCCATTGCCATCCACAGCACGGTCGTGGAACCGGTCGTGAAGTCGCACGTAGAGTTCTTGGACGGGGCGAAAGAAACAATGGCACGCCAAGCCGAGACGCTCCAAGAGCTTGCCCACGGCCAGCGTGAAATCCAGCAGGTGCTTGCACGGCCTGCTAATACACAGGGCGCGAACTAACCGCGCTATATCACCCCAAGAGCGCAATTCACATGGCGATGTCACCCCGACTGCTGCGGCCCAAGGCTTCCGGCGCGTTCACGCCTAAGAGCATCAGCGGGCTTGCCCTGTGGCTAGATGCTTCGGATGGGGCGACGTTGTTTCAGAACAGCAACGGCACAGTGTCCGCAACCGCGAGCAGCGATCCCGTTGGGTACTGGGGCGACAAGAGCGGGAATGGGCGACACGCCACGCAATCGACGGCAGGCAATCGGCCGACTCGGTCAGGGTTGCTGGTGAACAGTCTGCCAGCGGTAAACTTCGCGCAGTCGGCATTCCAGAGAATGGAACTCGGCGATTTATCGGCCGCCTTCCCCTCGCAAGGAGAAGTGTTTGTAGCATACGAGGTAGAAGGCACTGACCTGGCATACAATTTGTACGGCACTCGCCTTAACGCCCAATACTACCAATACATCACCGAAGGTTTGGGTTATCCCGGCGTTTTTTCTTCCACGCGACTAAACAACGTGCGGCACGGGTCGGCAGCGTCGGGTCGGCACGTTATCGCCCAGCGCGTTGTCGGCGGGCAATACGGGCATCGCAAGGACGGTGCATTTGTCTATTCCGCGTCAACAACATTCGACGCCGGAAACAATCACTATATCGGGGGCTACGCCGGAGGTGATGCCCTTGTATTTCTTAATGGTCGCATTTGCGAGATATTGGTTTATAGCGCTGCACTAACAGACATCCAGCGACGAGTAATTGAGCGCTACCTCGCAAACAAGTGGGGCGTGACGCTCGCCCCTACCGCCACCAACGCCGACGCCCAAGCCTGGATCAACAACGTCTACCTGAACGGCGGCACCGTCAGCATCGCGACGGCTGCGGCGGTCAACACGTTCTGCACCAGCATCGAATCGGCTGGCCTACGCGACAGGTTCTACCGCCTCAACTTGTTCGCAGGCACGGGCCTCTCGGCCGCACTGGTGCCGCTCTACAGAGGCCCGTCGCTGGGCGGGACGCAGTTCGGGAACACGACGGATACGAACGTCAACTTCGTAAGCGGCGATTATGTTGAGACTGGGGCGACGGGCGGGCTGGTCGGTAACGGCAGCAGCAAGTATTTGCAAACCGGCTTGCAATCGTCTGCGTGGATCACTGGCGGCAACGTGCGCTCGCATCTGGCTTTCTACAAACGCACCAGCACAAACAGCGGAGTACTCCTGAGCGCGAGGTCTACCTCGCTCGGAAACTCATGGGAATTTGGCGCTGGCGGAAATGTTCTGGGAGGCACTACGGGCAGTGTTGCCGTGCCGGGTACGCATGACTCGCTTTTAGGTGTAACACGCACAAACGACACTGATCTCGTGTCATTCCGCAGGACTACGCTTTCGGCCGCCAATGCGGCGAGCGCGTCTGTTTCAGGAACGTCGATACCATTTGCCGTGTTTGCCCGCAATGACCAGAGTACGGGTGCAAACGCCTACACTGCAAGCCTGTTTAGCAATCAAACGCTCGCGGGATATTCTATTGGTGCCGGACTCAACTCCAGTGACATTTCTGCATACGATGCGGCCATGCAAGCGTTCCAAACAGCACTGACGAGGAACGTATGACGCTCTCCGACCTCACACTCCCGCTCAGTGACGCCGATGCCAAGGCTCTGGCCCTCGTCTTCACGCCCCAACTGGCTGGCAGGCTCGCGGAACTCCACGCGGAACACGGCTCCACGAATTGCGTGCCGATGCCGCGCACGCTCACCGATGGGCGGCTCATGCTGTGCGGCGACATCCTCACCGAAGTTATGCCGGGTGGGCTGTTGGCGGGCATGTGGGCCGCAGCGGATCAGGCGGTGCTGTTGCCAAACGTAACGGTGATCCCTTGGGCCGACGCGGTGGCGCTGCTGCCAGCGGACCCGGCGATCTAGGCGCTGCGCTCTCCCAACTACATAACGACTTTCGCGTTTCGCGAATTGCGAAACTGCGCTACTCACCTTAGATCGCGTCGTGACGCTCTTGCACCAGAAGACGGCCTAGTATCACCGAGCAGTATCCGGCAGCGGAAACCTCGTCACATGGGAAAAAGTGCATAGGTTTTCTTCCCGAATCCATATGCGAAAAGCATCACAAATGATGCGTTTGCTGATATGATTTGGGCGGCTTTGATAGCCTGCGACCTATCAAAAACTGGAATCTGGAAATCGCTACACTACGGCGGCACCGTACCCACGCCCGGTGTAGTGAGCCGATAAACCGTAGTAACTTTCCTATAAATGCCCACCGCAACGCTCACCTACACGCTCCCAGACGAGCAGGCCGAATACGACGCCGCCCGGCTGGGCATGGAGGCGCGGCAGGTCTTGTGGCAGATCGACCAGACCTGCCGCAGCCTGTGCAAGCACGGCGAGCCGACAGCGGAGGAGCGACGGCTCGCGGACGAAATACGGGCGATGATTCCGGGCGAGATGCTGGACATCTGACGCTATTGAGCGAACATCGTGACGCAACGCCCACTCCCATTCATGCCGCCCTTGATCCTGTGCAACAGGTGTAATCAGGCCAAGGCCGACACGAAGCCGTGCCCTAATTGCGGCTGCCCAGAGTTCCGGCTTGTGGATTAGTTTTCCTGCCACAGCCCCATAGATTCAGTTGACGAGCCCGCTACGTTCGGGCTCATGGCATGGAACATCTACCACGGCGACTGCCGCGAGGTGATGCAAACGCTCCACCCCGAGAGCGTCGATAGCATCGTGAGCGATCCGCCCTACGGCCTGTCGTTCATGGGCAAGGGATGGGATCACGGCGTGCCGGGCGTGGAGTTTTGGACCGAAGCCATGCGGGTGGCGAAGCCAGGAGCCCACCTGCTCGCGTTCGGCGGGACTCGCACATATCACCGTCTCGCGTGTGCCATCGAGGATGCGGGCTGGGAGATTCGGGATTGCGTCATGTGGGTCTACGGCAGCGGGTTCCCGAAGTCGCACGACGTGAGCAAGGCGATCGACAAGGCGGCTGGGGCGAAGGGCGAATACGGCGAACCAAAATCTGCCGCCCATGCTGGTTGGATTCAGCGCGGACGCATGCGAGGCGAGGATGGGCACGAAGGCCTTCAGCGCCCCTGGATGGAAGATGCGGAGGCCGTTGACCGCAACGCCCGCCAGTACGCCCCCGCCACCGACGCCGCCCGCCAGTGGTCCGGCTGGGGCACGGCCCTCAAGCCCGCCTGGGAGCCGATCATCGTGGCCCGCAAGCCGCTCGTCGGCACCGTGGCTGAAAACGTGCTGACGCATGGCACCGGCGGGATCAACGTGGATGGGTGCAGGGTGGGGGCTGATGGCGGAACCGCAAAAGGCAATCCGCCGAAGGATGAAAGCAACGGCATCTACGGGCATGGCATAAACGGAGCCTGCGACATTCTCGACATCGGAAAAGGCCGCTGGCCCGCGAACCTCATCCACGACGGCAGCGAGGAGGTGGTGGGGTTGTTTCCCGTGACAAAGGATGGCGTTTCCAGCCCCAACGTCAACGGCAAGGAAGCCTATGGTGGTGGATTTGGTGGAAGGCATCACCCCGGCTACGGATCGTCCGGCTCCGCCGCCCGCTTCTTCTACTGCGCCAAGGCGAGCAAGGCGGATCGGGATGAAGGGTGCGAGGGGCTGATGGTCAAAGACGTTCACCGATATGGAGCGGGCCTCGGGGAAGGCATTGACCCAAACGCCCCAGCGAGAAATCGCAACCACCACCCCACCGTGAAGCCTACCGACCTCATGCGTTACCTCTGCCGCCTCGTCACGCCACCCGGCGGCGTGGTGCTCGACCCGTTCACGGGCTCGGGCTCCACGGGCAAGGCCGCGACGCTTGAAGGCTTCCGGTTCATCGGCATCGAACGCGAGGCGGAATACGTCGAGATAGCCAAGGCGAGGATCGCGGCAGCCGAGGCGGGGGCCGGGCCGCTGTTCACGAAGTGCGCTCTTCATTGAGTATCGGGTCGCTGCAAGCCAAGGCGTCGACCGCCGTACGCTGGAACTATGCTCGGCTGGTTCCGCAAACAAGCAGACGACCTATTCGGCCGCTCCGGTTCGTGGGCACGTGTCCGACGTGAGCACCTCGCCCGCGAGCCAGCCTGTGCCGCCTGCGGGCGAACCAAGACGCTCGAGGTGCACCACGTCATCCCGTACCACGAGCGGCCCGACCTAGAGCTCGACCAGGGCAACCTGCTCACCCTGTGCGGCGACCCCTGCCACCTCGTGCACGGGCACCTGCTGTCATGGACTCGAGCGAACCGCCACGTGCGGGAGGATGCCGCCCGATACCGTGAGCGCCTGCGTGAGGCTGCAAGCCCCGTCGGGTGACGCTCTAGGCTAAAGGCTGTCGGCCGCGTTGCTGGCCCGAGACCAGTGCCACCCAAGCAGGAGAGAACCCATGTCCGAAATCAAGATGAAGCGGCGGACCCGTCAGGTGACGATCACGCTGCACACCACGACCGCCCTCGCCACCTCGATCCGCATGGAAGACTACGCCGGTGGCGTTGTCGACCTGGGCACCATGTCCACCAACGCGGCGACCCTGCAAATGTGGGGAGCCTCAAGCGAGGGCGGCACCTACCGCCGGCTGTACAAGACCGACGGGTCGGTGGCCGACATCACCCTAGCAGCATCGACCGCGGCCGGCCGCATCTATGCCCTGCCCGATGAAGTCTTTGCTGTGCCCTATCTTGAGATCCTGAGCGGCACCACGAACAGCACCGGCACCGTGGGCATTGTCACCCTGAAGAGCTGAGCCATGCCGCAGCGGGTGCCGAGGTACAAGGCTCCACGGGTGCGGCAGTTCTCCGCAGGTGAGGGGCGACCCAATGCCCATGCTCGCGGGTACTGTGACCACAAGCACAAGGCGTGGCGGCAGGCGGTCTTGCTGCGGGATGCCTACCGCTGCCGGTCATGCTCTCGGGTGTGCGGCATGAAAGGGGAAGCCCATGCTGATCACATTGCCCCGGTGAAGTTGCGGCCCGACCTGCGGTATGAAGTCGAGAACGGTCAGTGCCTTTGCGCTTCATGTCATCAGCGAAAGACAAACGCGGAGACGCGACATTGAGCAACCGCGTGCGCGAAAAATATACAGACCGGGTAGGGGGGGAGCCTGCCCAAACCCCCAACGAGTAAAACCATCTGCTCTAACCAAGCCGGGGGGCTGCAAAAAACGCTTGAGGGGTAGGTGCCAATTTGACGTACTGCTCAAGTTATGAGCAATCCGGCAACTTCTTTTTCAAAGGCTAAATCATGGGCAGGCGAGCAACGCCAACCAAACTAAAAATTGCCCGTGGCAACCCGGGCTGTCGTCGGCTGAACAACGCCGAGCCGCAACCGCCCGCGGATGGCTGTGAGATGCCCGACCACCTGGGCGAGATCGCCGCGGCGCGATGGCGCGAACTGCTGCCGATGCTGCAGAACGTGCGGGTGATGACTCGCGCGGACGTTGAGGCTCTGGCCCGGTACTGCGACACGCACGAGTGGTGGCTTGCAGTGCGTGCGAAACTGAAAAAGGAAGGCGATACGTACCCGATCCTGAATGACGGGGGCGAGATCAAGTACATCGCCCAACGGCCCGAGGTGGCAATCGCGCACAAGTTGGCCCAGCAGTTGCGGCAGTTGGAGTCGGACTTCGGGCTGACGCCCGCCGCGAGAGTGTCACTGAAGG